ACGTTCTCAGTTTCTCCAGCCATTTTTAGCTCCTTAAAAGTTTTACACACCTACCTGAAATTACGACGCTGTTTGCGCAGCGCCACCTGCTCGGGGTCAAACTGGTCATAAGCTGCCTTGCCAATCGCAGCTGTGTTAACACCCGCTGCTGCCTTGTACATCGTGCCGAATACCCCGGGCATTGCCCTCGCCAGAGCGCCCGCGTTTGGTATCGAGTGCGACGTTGCTGCCTCTGACAAATTGCGCGCAACACCTGTGCCGACGCTGCCATAAGCCGCTTCCGGCACAGGCACTGAAGATACAGACGATACGGCTGCGTCGACAGGTCGACTTTGTTCCATGTTGTCCGCGTAATCAAGCCCTGCTGCAGCAATGCCCAGGGTAGGGTTTATAACCTGTGCAGCTTGATACGGAAGCGGGTAGTTATCGTTCAAAACGCGATGCCCCTGCCGCACGTCCTGCACCATCGGATCGAGTAGCTGCTTGCGCAGACCTCCTCGCACAGCACCCCAGAACTGCGGGCTGAGCAAACCTTGAGCGAGTGGGCCTGCCATTACTTCACCGTCATGTCGTCGGCAGGCTTGTCGCGTGCCTCCAACTCCTTCATGCGCAGGGCACGCTCTTCGTACGCCTGCTGCTCCTGCTGCACACGCTTCTGCTCAGCCTCGACGCGCTTGAGCTGGAGGTCCTGTGCATGTTTCTCGCGCTCGAGCGCCAGCTTCTGCTCGCTCTCTTGGCGCTTCATATCGAGCTCAGCCTGCGTGGCCTGCATCTCCATCATGAGCCGCTCACGCTCGAGCTGCAGCTTCTGAGCCTCTGCGGCGAGCTCTGGCGGCTGCGCGGCCAGCTGCTGAGCGGCGACACCCTCCTTCTGAGCGCGTACCGCGTCGAGCGACGCCTTGCTGCCCTTGCCAGCGGCTTCGTTCTCGAGCTTGACCACGTTGGCCTCCATAGCGCGCATCTCCAGCTCGGACTTCTTCTGAGCCTCGGGGCTCTGCGAAGCCGACTGCATCTGCTTGACGATCTCGGCACGACGCTGCAAGCGACTGTTCTCGATGAGCACGTCGTCGGGGATGGCGATGCCGAGCTCGCGCAGCGCCTTGGCCTGCTCGAACTGACTGTCTTCGAGCGTGGCGCGGTCAGGCTGAGCCGTGATGATGATCCCATACTTGCCGAGGGTCAGGTCGTTGAGAACCGTGTCCGTCGTGGGGTCGTACTCGTTGACCGTCACCGTCTCCGGCGAGTTGACCAAGTCGTTGCCCGTGACGTAGACCATGCGCTCCTTGGTGTAGTACTCCTGCACGAGGTCGAGCACGTTCCGCGCCAAGAACCAGTCGCAGCGCTCGAGGTTGTCGAGTGGCTTGACAAGGTTCGTCTGACCACTCTGGCGCTTGGCTTGGATGGCCTTGGCAGCGACGTCCTCGCGGTCGAAGCCCTGCATGCTGTCCGACACACCGCTGATCGTCTTCATGTGCTCCTCAGCCTTGTAGCTGATGCGATCCATGCCCTGCGGAGTGGCGTTCGGCGTGATCTTCTCGATGCCGTCGATCTCGTTGACCTCGAGCACGAGGCCGGTCTGCGCACCGACGTCGCGCAGGTCCTCGATGTCCATGTTGAGCAAGTTCCCCGTCTTGACCTTCCAGCCGCTGTTGGCCGAAGTGTTGATGACGTGGAGCTCCTGACTCGAGCTCTTGTTGAGCAGCTCCTGCGAACCCAGCAGGTTCTCGACGAGCCCGATGGTGCGCCCGTGGTGGAAGTGAGGGAAGTACGGCACAACTGTTAGGTGCCTGTAGGGCGACCAGTCGTCGTGCAGCACCACGTTGTCGGCAGTCACCGTCCAGCGGATGCGCTTGAGCTTCTTCTTCATGACTCCGAGCTGACCCTGTGTGCGCTCGATCACAGATGCTATGCGGTCTCTGTCCCAGCCCTCGGGGATGGGTCGTGTGTCGCCAGTCTTGAGGTCGACGAAGTGCTTCTGTGAGGTCAGCATTCGGTACTGACGCTCGACAACACGGATATTCCGGCGTACGTGGGCCTTGTCCTGAATACCGTAGTAGCTGCCGTTGAGATTCTGCCCGGAGTACCTGTCGCGCACACGCTCGATGCTGTCATACGCGAAGGGGAACAAACTCTCTTCCTTGTTCTTGAGGTACTCCGCGTCAGCCTCGCTGTACAGCGTGGCGATGTCCTGATACGTCAGCCACTTGGTGATGAACACGTCGTTCCACTCGTCCGGGTCGTACGCCTCGGCGTCGGGGTCGATCACCACGTTCTTGCTGTTGAGCTGCATGACGCGCACGTCGCCGCGCAAACTCTCCGTGAAGTCCATGCGCACGTCGTAGAACCCGCGCCCTCGGATGATGCCGTCGGCAAACACGTCGGAGCGCACCCAGTTGAGCTGGTTGTTCGCCGCAATCTGCATCCACACCTTCTGCAGCGCGTCGGCCACCTCGGACGACGCACCCTCGCCAGACGGTCGGAACGAAACCTCGTTGCGGTTGTAAATCTGCTGGCCCATGATCGTGCTCATCGTGCTGATGATCTTGTTGATCGTGAGCGCCGGTCGTCGCGCTAGGGTCAGTGCCTGCAGGTCAGCTGGGTCCCACTGAATCCCTGCAAAATAGTTGTCGCACTTCTCAGTTTTGTTGAGAAACTCGTAGTGCCCGCGTTCGAGGCACCATCTGAAACGATACCAGATGTCTGACGCTATTGTGTCGTTGACGGGCAAAATATATCTCCTTGAAAAGAGAGCGTGCAGAGTTTAGCACTACGCACACATGTGACTAGACCCTACGTGCAAAGAGCGTAGGAGCTTCTTTTTCCAGCTTTCAGGCATCTTGGGCTGCGGTGGACCCTTCGGTGCAGCATGGCTCGTCGCGATACGCACGACGTGGGCCAGCGCGTCCACTTGGTCGTCATGCCGCCCACCTGCCTGAAACCGCAACAACTCCGCCTTGAACTCTGCGTACCACGGCGCTCGTGCCGGGAACTGAATCTTTTTCTGCTGCATCCGTCCGCGTGCGGGCTGCGCACGAGTGCGCTTGTCTGTCAGAGGGACGATCACCTCGTACGGAGGATAGTACTTCGCTTCTGTGCAACTGCGCTCGAAGTTGCTCTTGATACTCTTCCAAATCTGCCCGTCCTCAACCGCGATCACGTTGGCCTCCCACAGCCGTGCGTACGTCATGATGGCCCTGCTGATCTCCGTACCGTCGTCGCTTCTGAACCGCCACACGTCCAGCACAAACATGATGTCATTCTCGTCGACCAGCACGGTTATGGCAACCGTGTAGTCGCTGGCCTGCTTCTCCGTGATGGCGAAGTCCCAAGCCTGATACACGACGCGCCCCTGCCGCTGCGGTGCGTGCACATACTCGACGAACATGTCCTTTGTGAAGAACGAACCATCCTCGGGCGTCGGATTCTGCTGGCAGAGCGCCGCCCACCAACGCTGCTGACCGAGCGCGTAGTAGTTCGCCTTGCGCTTGACCAGCATCTCGAGCGTGTAGCGCTCAGGATGAAGCGCGCTGCCCTGAGCACGTGTCAGCCGCGCACCCTCGGGCACAACCTCTCCGCTGGGAATCTCGACAATCGTGTCGTCGGACAGGATGAACTCGTCACCGTGCTCGTTGATGGCGGCGTACTTCACAATCTCGAACTTGTCCCCGTCGCCGCTCGCCATGACCTGCTGAATCCGACCCGACCAGTCATCCTCGTTCCACATCGTCATGATGCCCAGCACGCCGCCTCCGGGTGCCAAGCGCGTGATGGCGGTGGACATGTACCACTCCCACACCGCGTCGCGTATCACCTGACTGTCCGCCGCCTCAGCGTCTTTGACCGGGTCATCGATGACCAGAATGTGCGCACCTCTGCCTGTTATCATCGTGCCGATTCCAGCCGCCAAGTAGCCACCGCCGTAGGTCGTGTTCCAGTTCTCGACGGACTGAGAACTGGGGTCGAGGCGCATGTTCGCAAACACCGACTGATACGCCGGGTCGCGCACCAAATCACGTATGTACCGGCTGAAGCTCATAGCGAGGCTCTGTGCGCCCGACGCTGCGATGATTTCCCAGTCTGGATGACGCCCCAAGACCCAAGGAGCGAAGTGACGAGAGGCGATCTCACTCTTCCCGTGCCGCACAGGCATGCAGAGCAACAAACGAGGCTCTTGGCCCTTCTCAACCTGCTCGACGAACCGTTCCAACCTGCGGCAGATGTCCTCGTGCACCCATCCGGCCTGATATTTCGGCCTGAACCGCTTGATGAACGGCAACAAACGACGACGAGCCAACGTGCGAGCAGCCAACTCCCCAGCAACTGAGGGGCTTACCGCTGGCGACACGAACACG